CTTCTGTCTTATTGTGCTACGCTGGAGGTTACCCAGTCCCACATTAAAAGCAAAGCTGACGAGTGCATCAAACCTAGACTGAGTAAGATTAGTAGGACACAGTCGTAGTACACCTCTCTCAAACGTGAGGAGATCCTTGGCAAGTATGTCATCAACCTCTGCCATAGACAGGACCCTATCCCACCCACTGGGTATTGCGAGGTTTTTACGCTCCTCAAACGGAACCCTGATATGGTTGGGGTCTATGACATGGCCTACGCCCACCGTCCATAGCAGGGCTGGACACCTGTAGCTGCGTGTCCTTACGCCCTCGTGGTGCTTGATCATCTCGATGCATACTTTGGATACTTTCATTTCTTACTGAAAGACTGTGACCCAAACCAGAATGCTATGATAGACGAGAAGATTATGGCTGAGTCCTCATCCCAGAGCAGGTTCAGTGCCTCGTCAAATGGGACGTTCTGCTTCCAAGCATAGAAGAACCCAAACACATTTACCATTACTAGCATTAGGAACATACCGTAGGTAATGACTGGTCTGACGCTGGCTCTCAGGTTTATGACCCACTTACTAGCTCCCTGTCCTATGGCTATGTCGTGGGCATAGAGGGCTTCCTTCTCCTGAACTGCAGTCTGCATTGCAATTTGGTCGGTCCTAATCTCCTCCACCCTAGCCTGAGCTAGGAACCCCTTTTCTGCCATCTCCAATTCCCTAGCCATCTGCAATTTAGCCAGCTCTACTTCGTGTTTTTTATCAGACTTATCTTGGAAAAACTCTAGGAACTTGGGGAGACCACCAGCCAAGAAGGAGATAAGGGTAGAAAGCAGGGTAAGCATAGACGGTCCTTAAGGTTTATAGCCAAGCACATAGAAAAAACTAACCAATATAAAAGCCGTTAGAAAGCAGTACCACTTAAGCATCGCTAGCTTGTGGAGATCTCTGCCATACTCGTCAGTCAGATCCTTGTTGTCTTTCAGGATTCTGTCCTTGATTACCATGATCTCCTCCCAAGCTGCTGGTCCATGCTTAGAGATGATATCTTGTTTAAGTTCTTCTTCTATCTTTTTAATCTCGTAGACTCCCCGCCATTCTTCTACTGCTGAGAAGACAGATGTATCTGATGGTCTTTGCTTTTGTTTACGCCTGAATGAAGCTCTGGCCTGAAGGTCAGCTTTGCCTAGGTCTTGTATGTCCTTAGTAACTGATTCTAGTTCTTTCCCTACCGCCAGTGCTTCACGAATACCAGCTACTGCTGCTTTAGCAGCCCCGGTAACTTCGCTCATATTAATCCTCCAAGTCTTCTTCGGTTGCCCTTACTCCTCGTTTCTTCAAGACTTGTCTGCGGAACTCAGTAGCGAACTCAGGATCTGAAGACATCTTCTCACCAAACATAATGTTAGTAGCGGCTAGTCTACCACGCTCTGCTACTCGTTTCATGATAAATCTTTTTTGTTCTTTGGTATAGTTATTAAACTCAGGACTTTCAACTATTGGTGTTAGTAATTCATTAATCAGTTGCCCTGATGTCTTAGAATATTTCTCATAGGTGGAAGCATCTAGTTCTACACCACGAATTTTCTTCTCTGGTCTAGTGTATGTAAAGCCCACATCATCAATGGCTTTCTGTAATGGGGTCTGTGTTGCTTCTTTAGTAGCAAGACCAAATGTACCCATGAGTCCATATGCAGGATTCTCTCGTGCCTCTCCAACAATGTCATACTTAACAGGTAGATCAGACCTTAATCCCGGCAGCCTATTCTTTAAGGCATCACTAAAACTACTGATCTCTCGCATGACAGGGTCTGCACCTCTAGCAAACTGAGCTACTGCACCCGGAACCAACACGCTTGCAAAGCTGTTGAGGTACGAACCACCATATCTCTCAGGGTCATGGACAGCTTGTAAGAATCCAGTGATACCTTCGAGGAATGTTTTAGAAGTTAAGTTCTTTGTGATTGCCAGCACAGCATCTACTGCTAGCTTTTCAGACTTCTTTTCTGGATCTGGTAAACGAAGGTAGTCAATCATAGTTTCTACCCCGTCAGCAGTAATACCTAAGACAGTAGCCAGCGGCTCAATGCGTGAATAAGAATACCAACGATCACCAATCTTCATAGAGTATTCAGGAATACCTGCAGCAATCATCGCCTCTCTACGCCCCGGATCTTTAGGATAACTACCAGTTAAGTTACCATCCATTACAGACTTGGCAGTCATCAAGCCTAGCCCAGCACCTAACAGCATACGTGCCGCTGCCTCGTCCTTCTTGCCTTTGAATTGTTTCATTGCAAGACTGACTGGAGTATAAGACAGAGCATCCTTTAGAATATTAATAGGTGTCTTAATGAATGGAGCAATGAACACAAGCTCAGGCACTTTAGCCTTGGCACGGATCATCATATTGCCAAGCTCACCCAAGTCTTGCTGGAAGGTTTGAATCTTAGCAAAGTTAATAAGCTCGTCAGCTAGGTCAGGAGATACCTTCTTTAATTCTTCCTGCCATGCACGAGTAGCTCCTACCTTGGTTGGGTCAGAGATATCTATAGTACGAATAGAATCGTACAGTTCATCTCTGGTCTTACCATTAAGTTTACCTTCAGGAACGCTGCGAGATATGCGATATGCTTTAGCATTAAGCTGCATCCTACGGAAGATAGCTTTAGAGAACTCGTCCACTGCAACAGCAGCTTTAGTAGGTACTGTAACAACAGGAGCTATAGCTTTTTCAATAGGACCAGAAGATATAGATTTACCAAATGCTGTTGACGTATCAACCAGAGTCTTATCTAAAGGCATACCTTCGATGTAACCAGCTTTTAAAAAGCCTATACCTTCTGCCAAGCCATCAAAGAAACCACGCATCATAGCAGTAGTCTCTCCAAGTTTAACCTTGTTCCCCGGCATCAGACCAAGCAACGCACGCTCAGCAATAAGGAAAGGAGCCTTAACAAGTGTAGAGTATAAGTTTACTAGCGGTGTTCCGATAGCTGAAATAAATGAGTTTACTACAATCTCAGACATACGCTGACGAAAGCCGGGAGATGTGGCAACCTCTTTAGTTGCCTTAGCTTTCATTGCTATCTTTGCGCCCTCATCAATAGCTAGTCCATCTATTGCACGAATCCCGTCAAAGTATGCATCAATAGCTTTCTTACAAGCGTCTTGGTTTTTTAACACTTAAGTCCTCCAAGATACGGTGGTAATGTACCGTTTGAATTTATAATTTTCTTAACCTGTTTAGTGTATGCCAGAGCACGTCCTAGATTACTAATGTTACCATCAAGTGATGACGATAGTGCATTGACAGTGGCAAACCGTTGAGCAATGTAAGCGTACATCTCTTCGTTGTTCTGCTCTTTAGCTAGCCTAGCTACATCTTTTAACTGGTCAAGTTGGTTTAGTTCTGATGCAAGTGCTTTGGAAATCTTAGATGTAAGCTCCGCACCTAGCACCTCTTCTTGCTTACGGTTAACAAAGGCAGAGACAACAGTCTCATAAGGAACTGACTCTCCTTTTATCTCTACCTGCTCCCAAGTCTTTGCTGCTTTCTCTCTATTAAACCTACCAAAGGTTGGTCCAATAAGCTGAGATAAAGCATCAGTCATCTTCTCATCTCTTGATAGAGCGGTCTTAAGATTCTGTCCCTTAAAAGGATTCTCAGGAGCAATCATCTTAGCAAACTGAGTAGGAGACAGTGGATAGTTACGAATAGGATCAGTTAAGAAGTCCCTGTAATCTCCAGTCTTCTCTGCTTTTAAGTATGAACTAGACTCAGCAAACGCATCGTCAGTAACCTTTGCACTTTGGATTGAAGCTTTCTGGTCAAAGTCTGCCTTTATTAAAGCAGCCTGTTGCTGCGCCACAGTATCTGGTGGTTCTTTTGCACCACGAAATAGTGCAGCAGCTTGTGGATTAGTAGACTCTAAAGCATCAGCTACTTCGTCAAATGCTTTATTTGGTAGTAAGTCTACGTTCTCATAACGAGCAAGCACCTTGTCTACTATAGCTTGGTCTGTATCAGGTAAGCGTGACAGTAGTGTGGGTTGCTGGTCTACTGGAGTAATTGGAGGAAGCTCTGCCTCAATCTCTTCTCTGGTCTTTGTAACAGCAGGTACATCACCTTCCATCTTAGCAGCAGCTTCATCAGCCTTACGAGCAAACCTACCAGCCAGTGCGCCAAAGCCAGCACCAAAGACAGCCCCACCACCTGCACCAAAGGCTATGTTACGAAGACGAGAATCACCAAACTCTTCGTACACTGGCTCAATCGCTGCTTGAGCACCACCTAATGCGCCTAACTGAGTAGCACCTTGCAGTGCTGTCTTAGCTGAAAAGGCAACTAAGTTTGTAGGATCGCCTGCAATAGCACCAGCTAAGTAACCACCGATAGCAGTTACTGGTCTTTGCTCAAGCATTGCTCTATATTCTTGCTCTCTCTCAAAGTCTGTTAGTTGTCGCTGACCCGGAGCAGCAAGGCTAGTTGTCTCTGCAGTTACTGGCGCACCCATCATACCAGTTAGAGGATCAACATAACCCTCTGGCACTACTCCAGTCTGCTCAGTAGCGCCTACATCAATACCTGCTTTGCGAAGTGTCTCAGCACCACCACGAATAAACGCAGTAGCTCCACGTTCAGCACCACGAGCAAAGGTTTCTCCAGCTCCGAACTCTTCTCCAGCCAATAGCTTTAATGCTGGAATAGATACGGCCTCAATATTACCTTCTGATAATGCTCGTAAGTCAGATATAGATAGAGATTTTAAAACAGATTGATTTATCTCAGCCATTATTTATTTTTTAAACGCCTGTCAAGTTCTTGTTGAAAGATGTTAGGCACAGCGCCTCCACCACCAGTTCCTTGAAGAGCAGCACCAGCACCTGCGCTTTGAGCACCAAACGTCTCACGGCGAATCTCATTTCCATTACGATCAAGAATAATATATCCAGTAGTAAAGCCAGTACGTGGGTCAACAATAGGTTGGCGAACTACCCCACCTGCTGCAGCCTGTGCTGCTGCATAGTCTGCTTTAGTTTCAAATGCACCGTGTGTTGCTTTCTTATAAGGCTCTAGAGAAACTACACCCTCATCATCAACTTTCTGAACATACAGCCTACCTTCTTTTTCAATAATTGCATCACCTTTCTTGGTGACAAAGTTAGTTAGATTACCTTGTGTAGCTTTTGCTTCTTTTATTCCTACATCTTTTTCTTGTACGCCTACCTGACGTTCTCTTAGAGAAAGTTCTTTAGCTTGTGTTCTTGCCTGTGCTGCTTGCTTTAAAGCTTCAGGAGCTAAGTCACCATAACCACCTTGCTGTAAAGCAGCCGCTACTGATTCATAATATGTTGCAGGATTCTGAGGATCAAAAGGAACACTACTTAAGATACGTTGTACTTCTGAAACCCTACGAAGACCAGCATCGCCAGTATCCATGAAGCCACGCCCAGAAGCTACGTTCCCAATGCCTCTACCAAGCAATGCGCCGATAGCACCTGCAGCACCGCCAGTAGGATTAAGACGTTGCATCTCCTGCTGAACCATCTGTCTACGCAGATACTCTGGATCACTCTGTAATATTTGTTGTGCTGACATTCCCATAGCTTATTCCTTATCTATTAAACATTCCATATGTAGAACCTAAAGGATTACCTGTGGCTTGATAGGGTGACCCATATCCACTATATGGTATCGGACCACCGCCGCCAAACCCACCAAAGCCACCAGTAAAGCCTCCAACAGCAGCTCCAAGCATTTGATTCATAAATCCAGTAAGCTGAGCAGAGGCAGCATTGCCAGCAGCTTGTTGAGTTGCTGCAGCACTAGATAGACCAGACTGTAGCATTTGAGCACCAGCACTAGCTCCGGGTTGTGCAGCGCCTCCTACTTGAAGGCCAAGCTTAAAGGGCTGCTGACCAAGCTCTTCAATAGTGCCAATAGTACCAAGGTAGGATTGTAGAGGTCCAAGAGCCTGTGTTGGAATAGCATACTGTTGACCAAGCTGTTGAGCGCCTGTTCCAAACAAACCAGTACCAAACTGAATCTGTTGTTGTGCTTGCTGTTCTGCTGAGACAATATCCTGAGCACGTTGTGCCTCACGAGCACGAGCTAAGCTATAGAGTTCAGGCTGCCCAATATTACCAATGTTTAATCCAGCACGCCCACGACCAAAAGCACTAGACGCTAGTCTTTGTTCTTCTTGAAGCTGTGTTGGCATCCTTGCCTGTTGAAGCTGATCAAAGATACGCTGACGAGCAGCTTGTGGAGACTCAGAGATATACTGACCACCAAGATTAAATAGGCGTTGAGCAGCAGCTCCTAAAGGCTGTGCAGCCATCTGAGCTTCTTGAGCAGCGGTAAGAGCACCTCCTGTCAATCCCATAATTTGATTTTGTAGGGCTTGTAATTCAGGAGATACTGTGTAGCTGGCTCCAGTGACACGAGGAACACCACCTACGTCTGTGATATCAAACTGACTAGTACCAAATCGAGAAGTCATTCCAACTGGTCTAAAAGCAGATACCTGACCTGCTCGTTCAGCAGCTAGACGTTGAGCAGCAGCAGCTTGTTCGCCCCGCTCTCTAGTTCCTTCAATATCGGTTAAGCCTACTGCGTCAGTTATCTTACCTATAATTTTACCCATTATAAACTCCTAATTGCAATCTGATAAACATTTCCATCGTTTCCTATCAAATTTTTTAAGTATTTGAATCCTATCGTTTTACTAAACTTACTAAGCTTATCATTATCTATCATTGCATATAGAGGAGCATTGATTAGTGACTGAAGCTGGTTTAAATCTTTAATATAATGTTTCTTTGTTTCTTTTGACCACTTAAACACATCAGTATGAAGCCAGTATAGGTTACTAAACAACTCCAAGTACATTATATATTCTTGTCTATTTACTACTGGAAACTTGTACATCAAGTCTTCATAATGTAGCAAAGAGCATAGTATGGAGGCAGGTTAGCATTAGTGCCAGAAGAACCTTCTGTACTGTTGGTGGTTGCAACAGTAATACCAGTTGAAGAAAATCCTGTATTTCTTATTTGATCGTTCCACACATCGTTTCTTCCAACACCTGTTCCAACATATTCAGAACCTGTGTTTTCAAGATATGTATGTGAGTGGCCGGGATCAGAAACGACTGATGTTGCTGTGTGCGTATGACTAACAACAATAGCGTTAGCAGATCCACCAGTAGCGTTTACTGCATAGGTAGAGCCAGCACCAACAATAAATCTGTCTCTTAAGTCTGGAGTAGAGTTAGATCCATTACATAGCACCCAGCCGCTAGGAATAGTAGCCACCGAACCAGACCAAAGGATAATACCACCGCTAGGAAAGGCAGTAGTTATTGCAGCAGTTACAAAGGCTGTAGTAGCTATCTGAGTAGTGTTTGTACCAGCAGAAGCCGTAGGTGCTGAAGGGCTGCCTGTGAATGTAGGACCAGCCGTGTCTGCCTTAGAAGTAATGGCAGAGGCTATAGCCGTTAACTCGACATCGATCTCAGTACCTTTAATAATCTTACCTGAGTTGCCACTAGGAAGCGCATCCTTGGCAGTAAAGTTTGTAGCCTTGATATAATTACTCATACTGTTTTTCCTTGCTTAATGTATAGGTCAATCCGCTGAATGGACAAAGGATTACCATTGATCTCAGCCTCTAACCCTACCTGCATCATTGGCCCCTTACCGCCTACATGGGACTTAAACTTGTCCAGTACAATTCCGTCAGAGTACTCAGCAATATTATATTCACCTATATTATACTCGTAAGCAACCGCCGTGTCAAGTCTTTTTGTAACCGCAGAGTAATTTTCGTTATAATCAAAGCCCCACTTAATGGCTATCTCTTGGTTAGAACCACCAATGAGAACCATTCCTATTTGCTTTAGGATCTTTTCCTTGGTAGGGGTATCAAAGTCAAAGTAGTTAGTAAAGTATTTAAATCGATAGGTAGTAGCATTGTCCGAGTGTCCAAAGTACTTGCCTACATAGCCAGCCTTGCCTATTAATAAATCTTTAGCAGCGGTGACACAGAATGCATGGGGTTCCATATTGGTCCAGATAGTAGACCTAGCTGACCCATCCTGCAGTGGTGCTCTCATGTCAAAGCAGTACACCCACTTAGTGGTAGGCAAAGCTAACAAGTAGAAGGCATCCCTGTCATAATAGATAGACTTGATCTGTATAGCTGTCTCAGAGTTAACATTATCAATCAGGTCATCTCGTACATTCTTGGAGATATCCCGCATAGGCAAGGACTTCTCTTGGAT